ATTGATACTGAACCACCAATTCCAGTTACATAGAATGAAGTATTGGAAATTGAAACCGATGAACCAAAACCAGAAATATAAAAACTTGTATTAGATATTGCTACGGTATTCAGTAATGAAGAAATGCCAACTGGAAGATATGTAAGATTTAGATTTACTGTTCCAACACCAACTGGAAGATATGGAACAGTTAAAATGCTACTTATCCCAACTTCTGTGATGTGAGTATGAACTGGATTTTCTGGAGTGCTTGAAACATCTACAGTTGCTCCAATACTCACATCACCATTAATCGTAATATTTGAACTTCCAAGAGATACTGGAAATGGATTTTCAAAAGAAACTGGATTACCATCTTTTGTGGCAATCATCGGTACTTCAAAAAGACTTCTTTCTTGATTTAGGAAGTCTTGATTAACTTTATTCCACTGTGCCATGAATCAAATCCACTCTAGTTTTGATGGGTGATATCTTTGTGCGTTTTTAATATTGAAATTCTTTTCCTCTGCAGGATAAATTTGATGAACAATTGCCCCAGGATATTGTCTCTGAAGTTCTTCACCAAGTTCTTGTTTAGATGGTAAACCAGATCTAGTTACTAGTTCTAGTCTATACAAACTACCTTGCCACATAACATCTGCAACATAACTCTCGCCAACCTGTTGAGGTTGTTCTGGTTGAGAATTGATATAGAGATTTCCAGTAAAATCGCCAGCAATATTAACCGATTCAGATATAAATTGCTTGAATGATTTCATATCAATCTTCTTCATTATCAAATAATGAAGCAGCAACTGCAGGTCTAAATCCGTTTATTTTATCTGATGACTTTTGATAAAGAATATCCTTGATTTTATCACTAATCTGTGAAGGAGATTCGTCAGAAGCAATCATATCCATTAAGTCTTCCATAAAATTAAAAAATGTATGTTTTTATTATTTAGATTTAAATTTCCCCACCTTTTGGCGGTTCTACTATTTTTTCATTTGCTTGGGGTTCGATTGGTACTTTTCCCAACTCGCCTTGTACATTATCTCCAATTTCTAATGGTATACCAGTATTTGGATCTACTGGTATACTAGGATCTGGTATTATTCCTTTTTGTATTTCTTTTTTAATTAATTCGTCTTGTTCTACTATTTCTTGGTCGGTTTGTCTCAATATATTTCTTCTCACATAATCTTGGGAATAATATTTTCCAATGTAAGGTTCAGCCATAGAAAGCATATTTAACCTATCAGTCATGAGCTCAGAGTTTTTCAATTCTGCAAAATGGTTATCATAAAGAAAATCATATTGTATGTGTTCATTCATTTGATTCCAATCTTCTGGAGTAATGATATTTTTTAGTATCAATTGAGTTTTGAGCATATCACTAAACATATTAGAAAATCTTTTTCTGAGTCTTCCTACAAATTTGCTGAATTTTAATTCATCACGAAGAATCTCAGAAGATCTACCTAGATTGAACCCACCTTCTCCATCAATTCTAGAAGATGGTACATTTAAAGATTTGTATAATTTGCTCTGGAAGTAATTGATATCAGTTATTTCTCCTAGATTTTGTCCACCAGGTAAAGTGTCAATTTCTGTTCCTCTACCACCTTCACGACGAGGGAGCCAAAAATCTTCTAACATGCTCATAAATTTTTTATCATCACGAATTTCTCCAGTGGATGCATCATAAACTAATTTATTACGATATCGCATCATGACATCACGAAGATATTGTTCTGCCTTTACTTTTGGTAAGTTGCCAACATCAATATAAAAAATTCTACGCTCTGGTGCACGAGATAAACGATAAATTACCAAAGAATCTTCAATCATTCTTAGTTGATTGAGAGCCTTGATTGCCTTATTCAAATAGGATAATGTAGTTCCTTTATTTCTATCTACTAATCCAGAAGTACAATAAGTAATTGCATCTTTTGCTATTTTAACTCCTCTGTCTGGAGATGCTGTCCCCATATTTGCAATACCACCACCAACAGGATATGAACTTTTTGGATCATATATGAAATATTCTTCTATCTCTGGGAATTTAAAATTCATTGGATTTTGATCACCAACCAATGGATTAGTCATTCTTGGTGAATTTTCTTCCTTTTTATTTTTTTTCTCTTGTCTCACATAACGCATTTTCATGGAATCTATATATCTCAATTCTTGAATTCCATCATGTGGCCTTTTCAGATCTATTACTTTATGGTAATATAATCTTCCATCAATGTACCAGTTTCTGTATATTTCGTGAGCTTTTTTGTCAAAATCCAATAGTTCTAGTATGTACTTAAACTCTTCTCTTATTTTCTGCTTTAGTCCATCACTTGCATTTAAGTTTGATAATTCAATTTGGATGGGAGAATCATTAGTATCTGATACTATTGCCTCATTTACTATATCTTCAATAGCACTATCAACTTCTGGGTGAAGTGCCATTTCTCTATATCTTTTGATTAAATCAAATTCGGTTCTATATACTCCTTCAATATCTACATAAGATCCAAAAAAACCGCTAGTCAAATAGTGATCAACCCCATCCTCGTCATTGCGAGGAATGGGGGACAATGTAGATGGGGATATTTTTTCAGAGTCTTCAATCGAAAAACCAAACAATCTAGCCATAATTTATTTTCGTATATTATCTTATATTTATTACTTGATAATATTGGTAGATCCAGCCTGATCTGCTGTTGTTTCTCCAGCAGTCCAGTAAAGAATTTGGAATTCTACGGTATAAGTTTCAATATCATCTGCAGTATCATATGAAAGATCGATCTGACTCACATTAGTTGGGAAAATCTGATAAAATTTATATGTTCTAAGTGGTGTTAATGGCCCACCATTTGCATCACTGAAGTTAGATGTAGATTCCTTAGAAGAACCTCTTCCAAGTTGGTAGACATATGCATCGACCATATATGAATTTGGGTCTGTAGCACCAGTTGCATTTTCCAACTTATTAATGTGATTCATCCACTTCTCAAATGCAGTTCTTAGTCTGAAGTTTTCATCATTTATGATAGTAACAGTCCATGGATCGAAAGTTCTATCACCAGCTACTTTCAGTGTACGGCCCCTAAATGGCACATCTATTGGATTGACATTAGAAGCTGGTAGGGCAGCAGTTTTACATAAAAAACTAAATAACTCAGATTCTTGTCCGGCCCCAGTTCCCCAATTAGAAGAAATTGCTGAAGGAAATGCAGGAATACTAACTTCGAATAGATTAGGACGAGCACCACCACCAACTAATTTGGATTTAAATTGAGAGATTGTTCTTAATTGTGACATTGTTAAATTCTCCTTTTGTAGTCGATTTTAAATTTAAACTCTTCCTGTCACTTCTTCGAAGCTAACTCCAGTTCGAGTAGCAACGAAAGTTAGAGTTACATAATTAATTGATTTAGTTGGCTTCAAGAATATGTCAGCTCTAAATTCATTGTTATCAATGACATCGGGTGTATTATTTGTTTCGTCGCAAATGACTCTAAAATCATACACACCTCGCTTGGCCTGAATATCACGGAGATATGGCTCAACAATGTTTACAAAGTTTGCACGAGTTAGTGGATCATTTAATTCAAATAATTGAGCCTGTGCTGTTCTTTCCAACGCTTGTTCTACAGTCAAGAATAATCTACGAACATTAATTCTATCAAATGCGGAAGCATATCCAAGAGCTGTTTTATCCCCAAAAAGAATTATACCAACACCAGGTTGATTTACTATTGAGTTTATTCTTATTGGATACAAGCGATCTCTTTGTGCTTTTGTTGGATTGTATGCAAGCTTAATCGCATTATTTAAAACTCCTCTCTGTTGGCCAGCAGGGGAATACCAGGGATACGAATTTATACTAGTCCTGACCATTAAACCAGCAATGTCTGGATTGCATGGAATGTAGCGGAATCTATTGTTAAAACGATCATAAGTGTACTTATATCCACTGTCAAATACAGTATATGAAGAAGAAGACAAAGGACTGAAAAATTGTACAATTTGATTGGTTTGATCTTCTGTATTTGTTCTATTTACTACATCCGTTCTATGGGTAGAGATTACTGCCATGCAATCTTTTCTAGAATTAGCAATAGAAATCAATTCTTGCGCTTTTGCCTGTGATTGCGTTTTTTCTGTTAGTCCAGGACCCATAATGAGATAATCTACTGAAACCTCATCTTTATTCGAAAACAGTCTATATGATGTAACCAAATCACCTAATTGCGCTTCCATTCCATTATTATCGCCATAATCTTTTCCTCCGGAAAGGGTATAGGTCACATTTCCAATCGCACTAAACACCTTATTTTGTGCATCGGTATTCCACAATCCAGCAGCAGTAGTCAATCCAACATAACCGGAAGAGAAGCTAGTTTGGTATATGGATTCGTTATTTTGGCCATCTGATGGATTGTCTCCAGCATAAACATAATTTGATAATTGTGCCAAATAATCTTTCCACCAAATTTTTTGCGGAGAATTTACTGCAGAAATAGAATCAGTTGCTTTTGATAAGAATAAATGCTTCTCTATGAGATTGCCTTGAATTCCAGTTACATTACCAGTGTCATCAATAATTGCAATGTGCAACGCATCATTTTTTCCGTTTCTTTCCGCTACATATTGATTTGTAGTTGGCTTTGGTGCCAGGGACTTCCAATATACTGTGCTGTTAACGAGCCCAAGAGTTTGTTGGTCATACCAATCTAAAACTGAATTTGCCCCAGAAAGAGTAGTTGACCCAATTCCACTTTGAGATTGGCTACTAATTATTACGGAATTGCCAACAAAAAACGATTTTAGTTGATTTCTTTCTGCATAAGAGATGCTCTCCTCTACTCCATTAGTTGTTACAGTGGAAATAATTTTTACATCTATAGTTTGACTAGTTGTATTGATACCAGTAATTATTGATTTTAAGTGGCCATTAAATAATTGGGTTTCCCCATTTGCAATTATTGTTTGGTCCACCAAATTGGTTGTTACCGCATATCCAACTTGAGCAAATGTGATTGCGGAACCTACTGTAAGAGTTTGATCCGCTTTATCGTCAATGACGCAAACCTTCAAATCATTGGACCATGACCCTGGAGTTTTTGCGGCAAATACATAATTTGCAGTATCTTCGGAATAAGTTGATTCATATTGATCAAAATTTTTAATCAATAGGGTAGCATTCCCAACAGTAGAAACACCAGATACATTTCTGGCAGCATTTGCATTCACTAAATTTGGTCCAGAAGTTCTTACTACTTTAAGAACTCCACCATAAGTTAAAAATGAAGACGCGCTCATCCAATACTCATATTGAGCATCGTTTGACATTGGTTTCCCAAAAACATTTATTAGTTGCTGTTCTGTGGCAATATCTACTGGTTCATCTACAGGTCCGATTGCAAATGGTCCTGCAATTGCCCCAATATTATCCAGTACATTGTCAGCTCTTCCTACAGTTAAATCAACCTCTCTGACAAGTACGCCTGGAGATAATTGAGGAGTAGCCATGTTTTTCTCCCTAAAATACTCAGTTTCTCTAAAAAATATTTATGTAAAACTTTATTTTCAGAGTAATTTAAAAATTATATTGCCAAAGAGATGCCATGTCACCATACTCGTCCACATACCACCTGTCACCTTCCGCATCAACAAAATTGTCAGATTCTCTTCCATCAACTATAAAGCCAAATGGTGCCATATCTTGTTCTAATTGATTCTGTTGTTCTTCGTATAATCTTTTTCTGACATCATTATCAGTCATTTCTTTGAAGTAATCTTGGACAATCAGCCAAGCAAATATTACTAAGCACATTGTCAAGTCATCGTTACATCCTTCTTCTGCTTCGAACGAATTATATTTCTGAACAAATGTAGTTAATTCTGATATAAGATCATAATCTCTAAACACTAATTTTTCTTCTTCAATGATGGCCTTTAAATTTATACATCCTACTTTTTTTACATTTTTGGACATCTTTACTCCCATTTGGGTCTTCTTTCCAGAAAATCCTTGTCCAACTATCTGGCCAGCCCTCCCTCGCATTGAGCACATCAATACATTAGGATACTCTAAATCATAGTGTAATGCTGCAGCAACTTGATCTCCGACATCATTTACTTCGCACAATAAATATGCATCATTATATGCTTTTCCTGCATCTTTTATGATGTATGGGAACATCATTGGCTTTATTTCGTTATTCCTATACTTTGCAACTACTCTATATGGAAATGTTGTAATATCAAATATCACAAAAGCAGAATAGTCTATTTCTTCTCCTCTTGCCACATCAATTGTAATTACATATTGGTGATCTTCTTCTGGCTCTTCGTATACATCAAGTCCAGCACTAGATTTAATTGGTCTATCTTGTGTTAATGTAGCTAATTTTGCACCAGAAATTA